TTTTTCATCTACAATGATATGTCCTTTGTCTGTTTTCTTTTTAGGTTTCCAACCAAGCATAACTAATCTTTCTGCTATCTGTTGTCTTGAACCTAAATTAAATTCTTTAAATTTTACTTTAGTAAATGGTACTCCCTTAACATAACCTCTTGATTTGTTGTTTGACTTTGGTATAAACTCTTCTTCTAATCTTAATGGAGGAAATGTTTTTCTAACTTTTGTAGTTAGGTCATTCATATCTTCTTGAAACTTAGCTTGTAATCCATAAGCATTTATAATATCTAACTTAAATCCTTTATCATGTTGAGTCTGTATTATTCTAGCAACATCATGTTCTAACTGTACTGACTCTCCAAAATCTGCAATCTTTCTTATTAGAAATTTATAAAGTCTTTCAGTTAATTCAACATCATTCCTACAATACTTTAACATATCATCTGATAGATATTCAAACTGTTCAAACGCTATCTTAGCTTGACCTAGTTTAGTACCCCAATTTTTAAGAGAATGTCCTCCATCTATTACTGGGTTTAATAATCTTGATAGTACTAAGGTATCTGTAATCTTACAATTAGTAAACAAATCTTTACCAAAAAATTTATTAACTACTGGTACATCAAAGCCTATTATATTATGTCCAATAAATTCCTTAGTCTCTTTAGCAAACTCTTCAAACCTGTGTAAGTTTTTACCATCTGTAAATTGATAATAAGTCTTATCATGTTTACAGATGATACACCAAATCTTATCTGCGTTGAGAGTAGTCTCTATATCAAAAACTACCTTATCAAATTTCATCTACTTCAACCTCTTTCAATCTACCTGTGTCAGCATCATAACGTAAATCACAACATGGACCAGTTAATCCTGAGAATCTATTCTTCAATACTCTTACTCTTGTTGTATTTCTAACATCAGGGTCATCATTCTGAGCATCTCTCTCTAAACCAATTACCATATCAGATAATTGTCCTATACTTGCTGAGCCTCTTAATTGTGATAGAGATGTCGCAGCACCCTCTTCATGTCCTTTTCCCTCAGGTCTTCTTAGGTGTGATACAACTATCATAGCAACGCCTGTCTCTTGTACAAGTGTTCTAAGTCTAGTCATAATTTCATCTAATGCTCTTCGTTCATCTCCATGACTTTGGTCTGATACTATAATACTAACGTGGTCAATTATAATGTACTTACAATCTAATCCTTTAGCTAAGTATCTAACTCTTGATACAATATTATCAATAGAGTTTGAACCAAAATGGTCAAACATAAACACTCTACCTGTACCAACTGTTGCATCAAAATAAGTTTTCATCTCTTCTTTACTTACATGAACATCAGGTAAATGTAATCTTTGATTTGCCTCAATACTCATCAAACCTTTAGAAGTTATTACTGGTGTTTCTTCTAACATTAACAAACCAATATTATCTTCTGTTGATTTAATCATATGATGTACTACTTCTCTCATCACTTGAGTTTTACCTAAGCCACTTCCTGCTGTAAATGTAATTAACTCTGATGGTCTAATACCATAAGTAATTTTATTCATACCCTCAAAAGGATATTGAACAAATGATTTTAAATTTGGTTTAGTTATATCATCAAATAATATATTAGCATTTATAATTCCATCAGGAGCATATAGTTTTGCATCCCAAAATGCTTTAGTATATATTTGTATTTTGTTTTTCTGTAAACAATCTGACGCATCTTTATATCCCTCAGGTAAATGAAGTATCTTACATTTTCCAGGAGAAAATAACTCAGCTACTTTCAAAGCACCAACACGACCTTGCTCATCATTGTCAAAATTAATTATTACATTATCAAATTTTTCTAACCAATCTAAACTTCCTTTAATATCTTTTACTGCTGATGTAATACCATTCTTGATACTAACTACTGGAGTTTCATATCTATCTGTCTTAAACATTTGATAAGCTGATAAACAATCTAACTCACCCTCAGTTATAATTATATATTTATTTTTAGAGAATAGATGTTCACCAAACAAACCTGATACTTTAGTATTACCTTGTAAGCTAAACTCTTTTAGCTTTGTGTATCTAGTTTTTGTTGCTATCTTTGCACCTTGCTTATCATGGTAAGGGTAGTAATGATTTGTTATCGTACCAACACTATCCATTTTAACTGTAACACCATACCTTTTACAAGTAGGTTCTTTAATATTTCTATCTACAATTTCTGCATAGTTAGATTGTTTGAGATAATCTTTTACCTCATATTCATTCGTTGATTTTGTTGATTGTATTTCTTGTGTTTCCATATTGTATTCCTTTATATGTTCTTGACATGAAAAACAATATGCTGACCCATCCTTGTTCATTGAAACTGCATCACTACTAGAACATAGTGGACATGGCAGGTGATATTTTATAAACCCATTGTTGTTTGTTTCCATTGTCGCCCTCATTATTTGTTATTGCATAAAAAAAGGAGAGGCAATCATTTTACTAATCGCCTCCCCCTCGGAGTAAGAAAATGAATGGTATAAGTTATTCATTCTCGATTGATGATACTAAAAATCTTCCTTGATGTCAACACCATTCTCAGATTTCTCTACATTAAAATCTTCTCTAGGTTGATACTCAATAAGGTCAACAACCTGTACTGCTTGTAAATCTAAGCCTGTACCTGTCTTACCTTTATAATTCCAATCATATGATTTATACATAACCTTTACTTTACTACCATTACCAACTATCTTATCTAATGGTTTCTTATCTGCATCAACTAATGTTGGTTGAGAGTTTCTATCTCCATTTGCTTTAGAGACTTTACGTTTAAAAGTTACAAGGTTATTAACTGTCTTGTCTTCTATAACAGACTCTTTCAGATTAACACCTTTACTTTTAAAGTCTTCTGCATCCTTATCAGATAAGGCTACATCTACTCTCCACATTGGTTCAAATTTTTCGTTGGGTCTCGTGATTGAAGCCCAGTATGCTGTTCCTTCTACTATTGCCATTTTATATTTTACCTCTATTTATATTGTTATTTATTTTATGATGAAATATTAACACAATTATTCTTCCTTGTCAACAATTATTTCTTCTTCTTTTTTTAAGACTTCTTCAATCTTCTTGTTGATTGTGTTTTTTATATCCTCTTTTTTCTTAGCTTTTTTCTCTACCTCAGCTACTCTTTTGCCTAAGTTTTCTACATCAGAGTTAGCCTGTTCCAACTGAATTAAAAGTTTCTTAATTCTACCATCCTTTTCTTCTGACAATCTAATTAAGTCTTGCTTCTCATCAGTTAAATTTTTTAACTGTTCTTTATACGCTGATATTAATTCTCTATTACTCATAATTTTTATAAACTATAGCACCTCTCATTAAAGATTTCTTTAATCGGAATGACTACACATTTACTAGCCCTATAATCTCCTATGTTTTTAGTATGTGTCTTCTTATATTTCTTCACAATCTTTTTTAAAGTTGTTACTCTAAACACTAGCATACAATATTCTTTCTTCTGTTGTTCAAGAATATGAAACCACCACTTAGCATCTGTCTTATCAATGCCACTAGGTTTACCTCTATACTCGTATTCAATTGCTATGTTACCTGTTTTTCTCCACCAACTTCGTTCAGTTTTGATTTCTACTTTATCATTACTTAACAATTCGGCTACTCTTTTCTCTCTGACTTGACCATACTTTAAATCAATATCAAATTTAGAAGTATTATTTAATTTCATTTTACCTTTCATTTTCAAATTTACAAAGGTATTCAATTAAAAATTTATTAAGATTTTTAAATTTAAATAACTTCTTAATGTTAGCCTCTTTTATTTTTTTAAATATCCTACAAACAAAATGAGGAGACATATTAGCATTGGAACAGACATCAACAAAGTAACTATCTCTAGGGTTAAACCAATCATTAGCTTCGTCTATTATTCTTTTTCTACTCATACCCCATGCATGAATATCTGTATCAAGTGCATCCATTATTGCTCTCACAATAACACTACGCCATAACAAAATTTCAGGTGTTATGTAATAGCCTTGTCCTTTACCCTCCATCTGAGAGTTTGCTGTGTTATTATTTTGTATCATTTTATATCTGAGAATTTTATAGAAGTTTGTTTTACTTTACCTATCCTCTTTTCATATTCTTTTTCTGTTAACTCCTCAACTGTATTTCTACTTTCCTTAACATCCTTAGATGATATTGTAGCATTGTCTGTAAACTTTAATTTTTGTTTAAGTTTTTCTTCATGCTTTACATCAGGATGATAGTCGTCTATACACATATGTATAGTTACATAGGTTTTCTTTAAATAAAACTTACTCATTCTCGTATTCCTTTATTATTTGTATCGCCCTTGCGTGAGCAGGATGACGTTTAATATAACCTTTCCACTCCATATAACATAAAAGATTAAATATACCACTCTTTGATTTAACTTCCATATGAGTTCTCATATCATCAAAGGTAGGCATAAACTTATTCTTCTTAGCATATGTTTTTAAAAAAGAGTATAGCTTGTATTGCTTTTTTGTTAACATACATTATTATAATCATTAGTTAAAACTTCTACTTGTCTTTCAAGTTCTTTTATTTTCATTTGAAGTTTCCCATTTTGTTCTTGATGGACTTTACTTATAGCTTCAAGTTCTTGAACTCTCTCTTGTAATCTTCGATAAGGTGTTTTAGCTGTATCATTATTAGACATTGGTACTAAAACTTTCCTCAGTTCTTACTACATCTTTTTCACCTAAACTATATGCAACAGATTGCTCAAATAAATAATAATTATTTTTATCATACTCTTCTGTCTTCATCATAAGTTTAGCATATGTATCTGCATCATCTCTTGTTGCAAATCCTTTTTGTGCATAGAAAGTAGTT